ACTCCGTAACAATTGCAATTGGTTCATACTTTGTCGCTTCCGAAACGGACAACTCGGTAACTATCACACTCTAAAATGCCCTCTTTTGAATTAGCTAAAATGTCTGCGCTGGCCGCCGCGCAGGCTGCCTGCCAGCCGCTCGACTCCGACCTGACCGCAATCGCCGCGCTTACGACGACGAGCTTTGGGCGATCGCTACTCACGCAGGCCGACGCCAGCGCGTCCCGCACAACGCTGGGCCTCGGCACTGCCGCTGTGCTTAACGCCGGATCTTCGGCCGGAAATGTGCCAGTACTCGACGCCAACGGCGATCTGGTGGGACCGATCATTGGGCGCATGATGCTGGAGTCGGATAACGTGGTGCCCGCGTTGGGGGAGTTGTGTGCGTTGGTAAATTCTCTAACTGCACCCACGGCCATTGAGTACCGCTTGGGTGACGGTGTAACGGTGCGGGGCAAACCAACTACCAGTGCGGGGACAACTACCAGTGCGGGGTCGGCTTCCGCAGAGACTGCCTACTCAGTCGCATCTAAATTAGGCGATAGGCTTATCGCTGCACTACAAGGACCGTTTTATTCATCAGGCACTGCTTACTTTGCGACGATCAGAATTACCGGTTTTACATTTTCTTTAACAACAACAACAGGTTACGCTCGGTTGATTAACCCTGACGGATCTCTTGGGACGCAGGCGGGTAGTGGGTCTGCTAACAGTACCTTCACTCTAACTGTGCCTAGTGGTAGCGGATTACGCGCTTTCGGCATAATGTCGGTAGGCTCTGGTGGTGCTACCGTAAGTGGGAGTATCACAATCCTGCAACTCGCCAACAACCAGATCACATCGTTCAGCTGCACGGGGTTGAGCGGGTTGACAATCCTGGAACTCGACAACAACCAACTCACGTCGTTCAGCAGGGGGGGGTTGAGCTCCTCGTTGACAGTCCTGAAACTCAACTACAACCAACTCACGTCGTTCAGCTGCACGGGGTTGAGCGGGTTGAGATTTCTGTATCTCAACGACAACCAGCTCACGTCGTTCAGCGGCGCGGGGTTGAGCGGGGTGGGCTCGATCGAGCTGCGCCTCAGCAACAACCAGCTCACGTCGTTCAGCGGCGCAGGGTTGGGCGGGGTGAGTTGGTTGGATCTCGACAACAACCAACTCACATCGTTCAGCGGCGAGGGGTTGGGCGGGGTGGGCTCGCTGCGCCTCGACAACAACCAACTCACGTCGTTCAGCGGCGCAGGGTTGGGCGGGGTGTCCAGACTGCGCCTCGACAACAACCAACTCACATCGTTCAGCGGCGAGGGGTTGACCAAATTTACTACCCCCGACATCGCCCCATTCGGTACGGGTAATAGATTTCTGTATCTCGCCAACAACCAGCTCACGTCTTTCAGCGGCGCAGGGTTGGGCGGGTTGGGCTCGCTGAGCCTCAACGACAACCAGCTCACGTCGTTCAGCGGCGCGGGGTTGAGCGGGTTGACCGGGTTGCAACTCAGCAACAACCAACTCACGTCGTTCAGCAGCACGGGGTTGAGCCCCTCGTTGACCAGCCTGTATCTCGACAACAACCAACTCACATCGTTCAGCGGCGAGGGGTTGGGCGGGTTGACAATCCTGGGACTCGTCAACAACCAACTCACGTCGTTCAGCAGCACGGGGTTGAGCTCCTCGTTGACAGTCCTGGAACTCGACCACAACCAACTCACGTCGTTCAGCTGCACGGGGTTGAGCGGGTTGACCAGACTGCAACTCGTCAACAACCAACTCACGTCGTTCAGCGGCGAGGGGTTGAGCTCCTCGTTGACAATCCTGCAACTCGACAACAACCAACTCACGTCGTTCAGCGGCGAGGGGTTGAGCTCCTCGTTGACAATCCTGCAACTCGACCACAACCAACTCACGTCGTTCAGCTGCACGGGGTTGAGCGGGTTGACCAGACTGCGCCTCCAGTACAACGCCGCTCTTGCTTCGATCCGTGTTATAGGTTCGGCCATAAACGGACAATACTACTCCAGCGGCTACTCCGGCGCCGCTGCCATAGCTGCTCAAAATTGCGCGTTAAACGCCGCAGCTTTAGACCAGATGTACAGCGACTTGGCTAACGGCACGGGTTTTATCTTGGTTGTTGGTAACCCCGGTGTTTCTGGGGATACACCCTCTATCGCAAACTCTAAGGGCTACGTCGTAATTGGCTGATTTTACCATGAAAGAATTTCCCAACATCTATTTCAGGATCAGCGATTCCACGGGCCTCGCCTTCAACCGAAAGGTGGGCTCGTCCTCACTGTCTCGCGCTCTCGCTATGGTAACACCTGATGTCGCTTCATTGCGCATCACTTATCCCGACGATGGCCTCGGACCAAACCGCATCATGTGGCAGAGCATTTGCCCTAAGATCAAGAACCCCGAGGTGGTACTCCTCACCGTGCGTGAGCCGCTTGCCCGCTTCGTATCTGCGATGCAGTTCATAGGGCGCTATGATGTGGACGCAGTGCTTACCGCAATCGAGTCCGGCGACTGGGTGAATTCGCACCTACTCCCGCAGTCGGACCTGATCCTGAACACGACCAAATTGTACAAGTTCCCCGACCATCTCGAATCGCTAGCCGCTGAGGCGGGATTTGCATGGCCGCTACCCACGATCAATGAAGCAAAGGGTGAACCCCTGGTGTTGACCGAGGCTCAGAGGGTCCGAGTCACCGCCATCTATGCGAATGATGTTACGCTTTTTGATTCAATAACCGAGGCTGGACAGGTAGCCCGACGGGTAGTCGGAGCTGTAGCGGTAAACCCGCCGCCGCAACCAGAAGCCAAAGACTACGCCGAGATGCGCCGAATGGCTTACATCAACGAAGGGATCACCCCGGACGCAATCACCATCGCCCTGCGCGAAAAAATTGGCGAGGGCCGACCTGATGCCTTCGATACCATCCAAGCGCAGGTCGCGGCGATTAAACTTCGATACCCGAAGCCAACTGTATGACCACCCGTCGTCATGGCACTGGGGTTAAGTCGCGTGGACACAACATCAGCGACTATCCCTTCACGCTAACGAGCAGGCCTACCGTGCATTACACGGGTGGTAACACGGATGGACAACTAACCGTGTACGATGAGGACGTCTTGGTCTTGTCCAATACAACAAGTATGACCACGGAGGGCGTGGTTACAGCGACCGCCGTTTTGGATGGGGTCGCCCCCACGTTGATAAATTTGACACCCTCGGTTGCTACCCTGAACACGACGACGGGCCAACTCACTCGAGTGTCGAATGGAGCCTCGCTTGTGAACGCGGCTTTTGGGAAGTTCGTTTTGCAGGTACGCACGGCAATTGATTTTGTCAGCTTTAGCCCAGCCTTAATCGTGACAGGCTTCGCCACGGGTTCCCTAGCCAAGCACTGCTATGACTGGTTCATCGCCGCCGTGGCGGGCAAGACGGCTTCGGACACAACGCAGAATTTTCTCTCGGGCAGCGCCCGTAGTGGCACGATTTGGGCAAACTCAGTTGACCTATCGTGCATCATCACAGGCGCTGCGAACGGTTGGCAGCAGGGCGCTTTAATCGCCCCACGCTTCGCCGTCGTCGCATCGCATGTTGGAGTGGATACCAGCTACACTTGCCACGACAACTCTGGCAATGCGGTAACGCGTTCCGTGACGGGTTCAACCAGCCTGGGGAGCGATCTAACACTTGTATGCTTTGCCTCCGATTTTACGGATATCACCCCAGCCAAGATTCTCCCATCATCGTTCGCCAACAAATACAAGCCAGCACCAGCCCAGAAGCTGCGCCAAGGAGTGCCCGTCATGAAGTGGAAGCGCGTAGGCGCATCGTGGAAGGTTGGCATGGGTGTGGGCGATGGGGGCACATGGCTTTCCTACACCCGCCCCGCTGAACTCACCTCATGGTACATGGAGTGGGTGGGCGGCGACTCGGGCTCGCCCTTCGGCACGGTCATCAATGGCAACTTCGTATTTCTTGGAAATGCTTGGACAGGTCCGGGCACCAACGACGACGGGGGGAGCTTCCTCGCCTCCAATATCTCGGGGCTCGTTTCAGCGATGGACGCACTGGTGGCCAGCTCATCTTCGACTCTCAGCTACGCAGATTTATCGAGCTTCAACACCTACTAACCCGCATCGAGCGTATACTCCATAACCTGCCCAGCACCTAGGGCAGTTGGCGTTTTTTTAATAAATGAACATACTCAAACATTGGAACGGGTCCGCCTGGGTGCCCGTCGTCGTTGGCGGCGAAGGTCCACAGGGCGTGCCTGGTCCGCAGGGCGAGGCGTGGGCGTCCACGTTTGAGAGCATTGCTAAAAATCTCAGCGGGTTCCCGGTTATCGCCAGCGCCTTCGACCCCGGAGTCTCGCTCGTCAAGACCTGGGATAGTGGCGAGGGTACGAGCATCACCATGACCGTGCTGTTCTCGGGTGGGCTGCCCACCACCAAGACCCTTTCCGGCACCGGCCTGCCTACAGGCATCCCGACCGTCTGCACCTACGATTTTACGGGCGGGCGTGTCATCCCCTTAACCACCTACACTTAATTTCCAAATGGCCAATCAAACCCTCACAGCGAACCAAAATTATGATGATGCCGCAATCAGCGGACTGCTCAACGGCGAGGATGTTACGCTGTCCGGCTTCCGCCTTACCATAAACAGCGATACACGCTGGGGGCAACAAGCAGCGGTTATTGGCAACACCACCTACTCAACAACGATTGGCGGCGATGTCACGATTGACGGCACCACGGTCTGGTGGATGGCTTATGATGCGCCAAGTGGCAACGTCCCCGCACTCGGCACTGCGGGCACACAGAACTGCACTGCCGCAGGCGGTGCAACAGGTGAGTTTTTGGGTATTTGGTCGGCAATTCCTGGAGCCCCAGTAGCTGCCGCTGCGGCAATTCCAGCGACGGGTTGGATCAAATTTCGCTCTAAGGTCGGCACGTTCGTAGACAACGAGACTGTCACGCTATCCAACGGAGCAACCATCGTCGTAAACAGCGCAACAGGTGGACAACGTGGCTGGTTGCATGTAGTCGGTGAGGCCGCTAACAACGTCAGTGTGCCCCGCCTCGGCTCACACGTAACCACTGGTGATTGGTTTGAGCTTGGCGCAACGAACGGAGCAGACGACCAAACTTTTGCAATCCCCGTGGTCGATCACATTCCTGCCGTATGGGTCGAAACCGGAGTTGCTTCTGGGGTATATGAAATCTGGCTTAATGGTGGCGTCCGCTGGGGCACCTCAACACAGTTTATTTCCACTGATGCTCGCGGTAAATACTTTGGACAATGGGTCGAAATCAACGGCAACGCGACGAACGGGAGCCCAACGATTACGACCGCCACCACGACAGGTCTTGTTGTCGGCATGCCGGTCAACAACCACCACAACACAGTGACCGCTCCCATCGCGGACGGGAGCGTCATCACGGCGATCAACCCCGGTGTGTCCATCACGCTGTCGAAGAACGCCACATCGACCGCAGCGACGGTGATCCGCACGCCTACCGCTGCGTTGACCATTGCTCGTCGCGCAACCAACTCCTGTGGGTTTAAGCCAGCTAGCGGACTGCGCGTGCGCATCCCCAACGTGTTCTGCTCAACAGCCGACTCATCCTCGTGGACGGGTAATCAAAGCCACCTTAGTGCGGCATCGCGCTATGAACTTAACGCCTCTAACGCAGGAACCGTCAGCGCAGATAAAGCATCTATGTTGTGGTGTCACAACGTATCGGGCGCATATTCCTATTCAGTGACGAATTGCGGTGTCTCACATTGCCTGTGCTTCAACCTGGGCAACTTCGCAACGCCTATGGTTTTTAACGACAACGGCGCAGGATTAGAAGGTCTCCCTGCGTTTTCGTGTATTGGTGGGTCTGGTATCCCATTCGGTGGAGAAATCAAGAGAAACCGTGCTGCACGCGGTGTCAACGTGTCTATCGCAGACCGCACCATCTCGATGTCTGACTGCGCTAATTTGAACGTGGATAACAACCAGTTTGAACACTTTGCAGGGGCGGGCAGCACTGAGCGCGGCTTCGGCGATAACCGAATGGTCGAATTTACTAGGTTCACCGATTGCACCTTCGACAACAATTCGTTCATCGGTGGCTCGCTCCTCATCTCGACTAGCATTCGATGCAATGCCCGTAACCATGTATTCGCCGACAGGCTCAATGGAACCACCAGCGCCACGATCCCGCTGACGCCTATCATATACCAAGCCAGCTGCACCGACTGCGTTATTGAGGGGTTAACTATTTTCGGTGGATTGACTAATGTCCATCCGTATAACCCGCTGGTAACGGTCCAAACCAGCTGCGAAAGGGTTAAGGTTCGCAACATCGGCACATATGCATCGCCGTTCCCCGCTGGAAGCGCGAATAAATGCTTTGGTGCAATTACTCTCAACAACGTTTTCAACTGCGAAGTAAACCGTATTTATATGGATGACGCTCGTTCATTCCTGGTGAACGGCGCGAACAACGCAAACGGTTGTGTAGTCGATAACGTGTTTGGCAGCTATGCGTCTTCGTGTTTTGTGAATCCGCTTAACACCACCATGCGCGGACTGCGGGCCACCACGCTCTCGACGGGGCAGGCTGCGGTGTACGGTTCTCACTGGATGGACCAGTTTGATAGCGCGACAACAGGGCGTATCTCAATACAGTGCAACGAGCCAACCGCCGCGTCCGCTGCACAATGCGCCGTGACTGCCGGAACTCCGCGCTTCACGTCGGCGGGCATCGTGGCAATGCCGGGGCTTGGCGACCAAATCACATGGACGATGCCGTATTTTGCCATCGGGCACACTGCGTTCGTGGCCTCGGATGTTTCAGTTACCGCCACGAACCCTGGCAACTTCTCCTACGAATTCCAGGTCGATACAGGCAGCGGATTTAGCGCATGGGCCGCCGCCACGTCCGCGAACCTGACCGCCGTTGGGTCATGGGCCGCTGCTACTGGCGTCAAGCTAAAGGTGCGCGCCACCGTTACCGTTGCAGCCGCAGACAACTCGCTGACCATGCTCCGATTCCTCTCGGTCTCCGACACGGCTAGTCAACAACTCCAATATCCATTCCAATTCACGGCAGCGATAACCGTTTCACCTATTGTTGCGGGCAGTCGAGTTCAGATCTACAACGTAACCACGAACACGGAAATGTTTAATGAGGTGGTCGATGATACGTCGCTGAATTTCCAATACTACGACGGCACGGAAGCATCTACTGGCGACGAAATCCGCATTCGCATCCGCAAGCGCGGACAGGAGTCCGTTACGCTATCGACCATCGTTACCGCTACGGGTGGCAGCTTTCTTCCATCCCAAGGAACCGACATCCATTGCAGCGGCGCAACTCCAGCCAATTACGCCGTTGATTTCGCAAACCTCAAGATTCGTGCAACAGGGGCACGCGCCGCCTTCACGGTGCAGGAAATCGCGGACATCATTTGCATTGAACAGGCCACCGAGGACGGGATCAGGCTTGCCGAGTTTGCGAATATCTCAGGGCTTGTTGAGTTGTCACCGGGCGTTGATACGGGTATTACCGTTGACCTCCTCGGGTGGCAGGTTTCGTGGGCGTCAGGCAGCGTTGCACAGGCCAGCGTGACGGCTGGAAACCTCGTAGGTGGCATCGCTGGTGATCCCGTGGAGGACATAGTGGGTGGACCACAAGTGACGATAAATCTATCCGCCGCTGCAACCGCCGTCACCGCGAACGTCCCGACTGCCGCCGCTGTTGCTGCCGCTGTACGTGCCGAGCTTGCGACTGAGCTTGCTCGCATGGATGCGGCTATCACCTCACGTCTAGCCACAGCAGGGTACACAGTCCCGCCCACCTCTGCCGCCGTAGCCACTCAAGTCCGCACCGAACTCGGGACCGAGTTGGGCCGAATCGACGCGACCGTATCCAGCCGCGCCACACAGACGAGCGTGGATGCGATCCCGACCACACCTCTCCTTGCCGCTAACTACACTGCGCCCGCCAACAGCGACATCGCCGCGATCAAAGTTAAGACGGACAACCTGCCGTCCGACCCCGCCGACCAGTCGATTTTGGCCGCAGCGATTGCCGCGATCCCAACCACGCCGCTACTCGCAAACGACGCTCGGCTCGACAATCTCGACGCGACGGTGAGCAGCCGGAACGCGGTTGCCCCGCTCGACGCCACGGCTACGCAGGCCGCTGCCGCTGCCGCTCTCACTGCCTACGACGCCGCCACGGGTGCCGACGTTGCGGCCATCCCAGCCGCGCCGACCGCTGCCGCCAACGCAACTGCGGTTCGCTCCGAGCTGACCACCGAGCTGGGACGCATCGACGCCGCAATCAGTACGCGCTCGACCTACGCCGGAGCCGACACCGCAGGCACCACCACTCTGCTCACTCGCGTCACCGGAGCCGTGCTGCTGGCGAGCAATTACACCACGCCCCCGACCGTGGCGGCGATCCGCACGGAGATGGACACCAACTCGACCAAACTCGCCAACCTCGACGCGACGATCTCAAGCCGCAACGCCATCGCACCAGCCACCCCCGCGAACGTCACCGCAGCGCAGTCCGCGATAATTGCCGCCCTGCCGGCTGCCGCGCCTACCCTGGCTGCAATCGAGGGTAGCACGGTGCTCGCCAAGGAAGCCACAAGTCAGACGATTATGGGCCTGGCCGCGTCTGGGCTATGAGAAGACCACATCTGCCGGCATCACTGGGTAAGAGTTAAATGCAACCGCTCATTATTTCATGAGCGGTTGCAAGGTGGGGCTCGTAAATGAGCACCACTACCAATGCCCAATCAGCCGAGGGTTCATCCCCGGTTTTTGTCGCCCCTGAATCGGCCCCCGCCGTCGTCGTTTCCTCCGTTGAATCCGTTGTTTCCGCACCGGTTCCCCCAGCAAGTCCAGCCCCATCGTTTCAAGAGCTGATAGCCAAGGCAGATCCGGCCCAGCTAAAGACTCTCGCGTTGGGCAAATCAGTGAGCGCCGCCCCTAATGCCGCGCCGGCTGCTACGCCAGCGACGAGCGCAGCCAAGCCCGAGGCTCCGCCTTCGGCACCCGTCGCCGGCGAAGATCCCAATGCGCCTCTGCCCGACCGATTCCGCTTCACGGCGGACGATGACAAGATGGTTGCCCTCCTCGCCAAGCGCGAAGGAATCAGCCTCATCGAAGCCGGACGCCGCATTGATACGCTGCGCAATCCTGCAAGTGCGACTCAACCCCCTGCGCAAGCGCAGGCAACAGCCGCTCCAGTAGCTCAAGCGCCCGCTCCTGCCCCTATTGCGCAGGAAGCGGCCCGCGTTTCAGAGATCGACGCAGACATCGCCGCCAAGCGAGCCGAGGTGAAAAAGCTCCGCGATGACATGGAGCACGACAAGGCCGACGACCTCATGGTTGAGATCGGCGCACTTCAGGGAGAAAAGCAGATCCTTGCCGCCGAGGCTCGCCGCTCGGAACAGCAAACCGCGCAGTCGCACGAGAGCGCCGTCATGGCGTCCCGCGAACGCGCCTTTACCCAATTTCCCGAGCTTGGTGATACCACCAGTTCGGAGCATGTCGGCCTTATCGGTTATGTAACCATGGAACAGGCAAAGCCCGAGCGTCAGGCGTTTTTCCAACGCGCTGATTTCCCCGAGCTGATCGCCAAGGAGTTTAAGCAGAAATTCGGAGCAAAGGGCGCGGCCAACCCGGCGGGTAATTCCCCGGCAACGCCCCCCGCAAGCGCCGTCCCTGCTTCGGCCTCTGCGTCCATGGCCAAGCCGCGAGTCCAGCAAGTCCAGACCGGTGCCGATGGCAGGCTTCTTACGACCGCAGCGGGTTCTACCCCTACGGCTACCATGACCAAAGAGGAAGCATTGGCGCAGATCGCCCTGTTAAGTCCCAAGAAACGGCTCGCGCTCATGCGAGGGCCACAGCCCATCCGTTAATTAAACCAAATCTACGCGCCGCCTAAGAGCGGCCTTTCACTATGGCTATTGAACTAGCAGATTACACTACCCTCCAGGGTATGATTAATGCCTCTCCTGAACTTCAGCAAGAGGCTTGGTCCCAGTCCATCATTGTCGATGCTCGCCAGAAAAACCCGCTCGCCGACTTCATCGGTGCCGAGGATTCCGGCATGCCCATCTGTGAGGCTAAACGCGCCGCTGTTATCGAGCGCGGCCAGAAGATCCACTTCAACACCGAAGCCTCCGTTGGTGGCCAAGGCGTGATGGGAACCACTGAACTCAAGGTAAACCTTGCCACTGGCACCTACGGAGGCTTCTCGCTCACCGTTGACCGCCGACGGTTCGGTATCGGCGAAGAGGATCTTGTGGCCTTCTTCACCAATCCGGGTGGCGCTCAGGGCAACCGCGAGGAACACATCTATTCGCTGTGCTCCAAGTGGTGGTCCAAGACCTACGCCGACGACATGCAGATCGTGCTGCGTAACAAGGCGCTGTTCGCGGCCAATCAGCCCAACGTCGTTCGCATCGGCAACGGTGCAACCTCCGATGACCTCACCCTGAGCAATACCTTCGACACTGCTGTGATCGAGGATTCCGCCAATACCCTGATGGGTCTCGGCGCGATGCCTATGTCCATCGAAACCGACTCAGCCGGTGCCGATGTGCCTCACTTCATGGTTTACGGCATGAAGAACTTCCTGGACCCGCTCAAAAATGAGCAGCGTTATCGCGAGGCCGTCATCGCTGCCAACACCACCAAGGGCGCCGAGGGTGCTCCATTCACTGCCAAGTATCCCAACTGGGAAGGCAACGCGGTGTTCCGCAACATCGGCGTCAGAGAGACCGGCCCGGTTCGTCAAGGTACTCCGCTCCAGCCCTACGCTCTCACCGGCGTGGCCATCGCGAATGGTGTTGCTACCTCCATCACCGGTGGCGGCAGCTATAACACGGGCGGTACTCGCACCAACCCGATTCTGTACGACTTCTTCAGCTACTTCGCTGGTTTCGCTTGGAAGACGTTCAGCACCGAGAGCCTGCCTGCTGACAGCAACACTTACTACGCGATTATCTACAACTTGTCGGGTGCCGATAAGAACAAGTACGAGATCGTGTCCTATGTGGCCGCTGGCAACAACGGCAATGCGTTGACCGTCATTCGTGAGATCAACGCTAACGGCCAGAAGACCGCCCTGACCGCTGCGGGGCGTTATACCAACGTGCATCCTTCGGGCTCGCTGGTTATCCCCTGCAATAAGTTTGGCGTGCCGATTGGCTACGCTCTGCACATGGGCGGTAATGCGCTCATGGTCGGCAAGGGTGGCATCGAGGCGCAGAAGATCACGCAGGATGACGATTTCGGCGCCAAGAAGGGTGTCGGTATCCAGACGATCATCGGCTACTCGCCTTACACCAACACGGACGGGATTTTCCCGAACTTCACTCTCATTGAGGGTGCGGTGAACGATCCCCGCCTGAACTTGGTTGCCCTGAACTAAGCGAGCGGGAGCGGCCTGACCGCCAGCTAACACGCCCCGCGCATGGCCTCACAGCCGGCGCGGGGTTTTTGGCTGAAAACCCATCACTACCATGGCCAAACCAGTAAACACCACCCCCCCCACGTTCCGCATTAAGCTCCTCCATGACCGTCTCAACGGCACGATCCGAAAGGTGGAGGGCATGAGCGGCCTGCGCTACGTTTTCACCTGGGACCACAAGATTAAGCATTACGCCTACATCCCGAAGACCGAGGACGAGGCTGCCGACATTTTCGCCACCGTTGGCCGCGTGACCGGTGCCGCCTATGCTCCCGTGTCGCTCGACCTCGCCCCGCAGCCTGTGCCGGCCAAGACTGACTTCACTGCGCCGATCACGCCTGAGATAGAGGAGTGCATCATCCGTGGCGTCGTCATCACCGAGGACGACAGCGCCGAGGTAGTGGCCCGATTGCTCAAGGTAGCGCGGAAGGCGGAGGCCAAAGGCGAAGCCCAGGGTATCGTCAAGGGTCGCGCCGAAGCGTTTGCCGAGATTGCCAACGCACATCCCGAGGCACCTGACGCCGAACCTGTTCACATCCTCACGCCCGCCGAGAAACGAGCGGCCACCAACGCCGCCAAGAAAGCAGCGAAATCCTAACCCAATTCTCCGCGTCGTGTGGGTGGTTGTTACGGGGGTAGTGTCCACCGGTAGCACACGGCGCGGGGTTCAACTTTGTAAAACATCATGGCCAACAAGACCGTCGCCCAAATCAAAACTTCGCTCATTGGCCTGTGGGGCTATGAGACGTGGGGTGAGCTTTCCACGCAGGATCAAGCCGAGGTGGAGGGCTACATCAACGGCGCCCTTTTTGATTGTTACGCGCCGGTCAACGGCACGCGCCCCAACTATGGGGAGCAGTATTGGAGCGAAATCATTAAGACTCCGGTGCCGGCCACGCTGGGACTGACGCAGAACAGCAACGTCGTTACTGGCTTCGTTTTTGAGGACAAGTATGCCGGCAGCTTCGTGAAGATCGGCGAACGGCTCTACCGCTACGGCAAGAAAGTGGTGGGTGAATCGACGACTACCTACCACCTCGTGCAACCCTGGCAGGACGCCACGGGAAGCTATGGGGCGACGGTCTATTACAATGCGGTGGAGTTGCCTGGGCTTATGCTGGAAACTGCCACCCAATACCCTGAGATCCTTGGCCTCGGGGCGCTCACGCCGTTGCCTGACCCAGACCAAGAGCTGATGATGCGTTCAACCTCGATCATCGACTTCCGCTCGGTGGATGGGGACTTGGCATCAAAGCCGTTCGGGGGCAACCGGCTCCAGTTCAACCTATTTTCGCTCCTGCTTACGGGAGAACCGTGGTTTTACTACATCGACAGCGCCAGCGTCTCGCAATCTTTTGGCGTCACCAACCGGCTGCATGTCTATCCCTTGGCGGACCGGTCATACACGGTTTCGCTGCGCGGCCAGTTCCTTCCCACGGGGGATCTTCCCTCCGATAACACAGTGTTGCCGATGCCGTTTAACTCGGTGGACAACATTCTTCTGCCCATAGCCCGCGAAAAGCTGGTGATGAACAGCGCGGGGCGCCGGTTTAGTGGAAATGTTCAGCTCATCATGGCGGCGGCGGAGAACGCCCGCAAACAACTTCGAAGCCTGACCAAGCCCCAACGCTTCGACGGCGGCGGGTTCCGCACGGCTCCAGGCTGGTAAACAACCCTCACCATGGCCGACCGCGAATTTCTCTCACCCCTCGGATCTGCCGACATCAAGCCGAGCTTTAGCGGGCTGCGGACGATTACGCGCATGTTCAAGGCCTCGGGCCGTGCAGCGACAGCGGAGACCGTAGAAGACCAGTGTTTCCGCGCCTACGGCGCTGCTGATGACGAATTTACCACGGCGCTGCTGATAGACAAGAACCTGAGCACCGTAGCCAGCGGAGCCAGCGCAACCGACAAGATACTGACGGAGGTTTACCAAGAGTTCACGGCGGGGCAAAAGGTGTCGGTTGGCGAGGATGTCATTAAGAAGGATGAGCATAATCGTAATCTGCTTTACCGTAAATTTGTTTGCTTGGCGACTGAGGCCGAAGGATTAGCCACGGCATCAGGAATCGTTGATGGCGTTTATGTGGCCAATGGGGCCGAGATTTTTAAGAATGGGGTAGGAGCGGTTATCACAGAGGCTTACATCGAGGCCGGTGAAGCCTTTGCTCAGGTCGGTGAGGACGAGATCGACTACGAACTTAACGGCCTCAAGCGCCGCGTGCGCAATTTGATTGCCAAGGGTGGGGTCGCCTTCACGGGAACCGTTGGAACGACGGCGCACCCTACGGACACGGGGCTAATCTTGGCCGGCTTGTCTATTAGGGAGAGCAAGGCTACAACCAAGGTGAAGGCTACTTATTTGCAGCCCGGAACACTTTCCATCGGCAAGCGCAGCCTCAACGATGGGGTGGTCCAATACTCCTACGTTTTCCTAGGCACCGAAGGCGCGGTTACTGGAACCGTTCTATCCCGCAACATTGGGGATCACCAGGGCCTGCGTACCTACAACGTCACCACTGCCGCGAACAAGGATGGATCAACCTTGGTCGGCGTAGGTGGAGCGGCAAAACTCGCTTACAGCTTTCCCAAACTGGTTACATTTCAAGCTCCCGGCGTCGTTGACATTAAGGAGTTTCAGTTCGGCGCGTCTGTTAGCGCGTTCGCCGATCTGGCCGCGCCTGTGGAGTTCCTTGTTTCAGCGAGAGTCTACGTCTACTACCAGACCTCCGATGCGTTGGTTTCAGGAGACTTCACCACTAACTCAGCTGAGGGCCTGTGGAACCCCAGTCAGTGGGCCTCAAAGGAGGCCACCGTTACAGCGGGCGTGGCGGATACGGGAACAGCCGTTGGGGCGTACTATAATCAGCAAGCCCTGCGCGGTTACCGAGTATCTGCCGTAGCTACCTTCTACGGGTCGACGGGAGTGACCTATGAATCTTCCGGCAAAACCGTCGCCCCCTCCGTCGTAAAACTGGACGAGTCTGCGGGGGAACTCATCAACGGCAGACCTGTTTATCGAGGTGTAATCACGCACCTGGTTGATTCGATGAACCAAGCTCAGGTTGTTGGCGGCGGTATAGTAATTTACCGGTCTGGCTTCACCGTGAAAGGGGTTATAAATACAGTGGTTTCCTGGACGGGTTCGGCGTGGTCGTTACGCTGGACACGCACGCTCGCCGACACGATGCCGAGTACAGGCAGTGGGGATAATATCTATGTCTTCCGTCAAGCGACTGGAGCATGGGCCGACAGTTACACTAACAGGTCAGCGGTCATCAGTGAGGCCACCCTACATACCGCAACAGGCGATACCCCCACGCCGTTTACCGCCGTATGGCCTGCCGGGGTTACCCTTCCCGCCGCAACCGAATCACAAAGCGTCTACTACGGTGGGAGCCCAACATCAGACACCTTCGGAATAGGAGCAGTTGCGGCGTGGATCGAGGGGCGGAATGTGCTCGCTGGCGGGCTCGGCACCATGACGCTCTCCGGTGGACCCACGAACCCGACAGGCCGCACCTTCACCTTGGGCGTAGACTTTAAGCGGGCACTGGAGGACGTGGATGGAAACCAGATCTACCAGAAAACCATAACCGTAGCGACGATCACCCCCGCATGAAGAATGAGACACCTGTAATTTACGACCTATCGGTAACGGTCCCCCTGCTGCAAAACAAGACCGACTACCAAAGCGATGTGAGCCAGCGCGGTATTGACCAGTTGCTGATGCCTGAGACCGCCCCAGCAGATGGCGGCGGCGGCGGACTGCCTGAAGGATACGGTCCAGAGGAGTGGACCGTGTACGACGGCGGCGTGGTGACGACGCGCAATTTCCTGACCGACAATCCTGATTAACGTGCCGACGTCTCCGACATTCAAGTATCGCGGGCCTGACAAGCGCTGCCCATTCCCGTTCAATCGGGACGCGGCGATAGCGCCAGGCTCAAGCTATAAATACGTGACGCTGACCGAAACCAGCGGCGACGAAGGATTGGCCGAGGCGTGCCGGTTGTGGTGGCTGCTCCAAGAGGTCGTTTTCACGCCCACGGGTTCTTCAGAGTATCCACAGACCCCGTATCCTCCAATTACGGCATCATTTAGCGAGGTGCATACGGTCACTAATTCTGTCGAGCCGATTGACAGGGTCGCATCAACCGATCTCGAGTTCTTGGGGGGGAGTGGCGATAGTGGAGGTGGCAGTGAGGATGGGTGGAGTTACGACGCGACCTTTAGAATAGCCTACGTATCCTCCGAGTGGCGACTTTATTACCGGTTTGCCTTTAGCGCTCGGACTTTTGCTGGTGAGTATTTCCCGGGTGACCCCTATTTTTTTAGCGTTTACATAAGTTCCAGTGAGGACGACAGCAACGGAAGCGGAACATTTAGCCTGTTTGGGTACACTCTTAATTGGCATGGTGCGGGGTATATGGATGGCATCGGCGACGTTATGCCTATTACCGGCGGAGGTCTTACCGCGACATCCACGTTTTACGAGCTGGAATGAGCGAGCGCATGAGTGTCCCCGCCGCAGTACAGAGCATCCGCGCCGACATCTGCTCGCGCTGCCCGACGCCCTGCGATAACCAGCAAAACCCCGCTTGGCACGCCACCGCCTGCGCCGCCTGCCCGCTCGAACATGCCGCGTACCCCCAACGCTGGCACACCTGGGGCGCGTGCGCTGAATCAGCCGCACTTACCGAGCTGCGCGGCCTCGGTGACGCCGTGGCGGTTCCACCACCCCTGACCACCCAACTCGCCACTGCCACCACCGCCGCCTTCGATTGGGCCAAGTCGGGCTTCGCCGTAGCCAAATCCGAGTTGTACCAATCGCGCCTCGCCACCTGCCAGTCCTGCGAGTTCTGGAAAGACCAGTTCGGCGGACGCTGCCTAAAATGCGGCTGCTCGACGCAAGCCAAACTGCGCATGGCCTCGGCGGCTTGTCCGCTGGGGAAGTGGTGAACCGAACTTGACTCATGCCTTTTAATGCAACCGAACCTGCCGACGTATCGGAGGGCAACTTAGCCCCGTGCAGTATTTCCAAGTAAAGTCATTCCGAGGCATCGAGACCAAGGAGGAAGCGACCGACCAAGATCGCACGGTCGCCCGTGAATGCAGTGGCCTGCTTAACGTTCCGCAAGGGGCACTATCGAATGGCCCTCAATGGCAGTTGCTTTGGGGGATAACGGATCTCCCTGCTCGCATCGCCGTAGCTCTGGCCAGCGCGAACGCGGCCAAGACACACTTTGTCAGGCTTTCGAGGGGTGGGCGTGTCTTCCTAATCGCATGGTCGGTCCCGCAATCACGATGCCTTGGCTTCTTCGAGGTGGCATCTGTGCTGGGAGATCAAGACTTGGATTCCACTGACGGGGTTACGGTTTTATGTCCAGGATACCCCTACATGAACAAGGATTCTTCCGCCCAATGGTACGCGTCGCGGATTGGGACTTATTGGATTCTGGGTAATGGCATTGACGATAACATCCTAGTAAACTCAGGAGTGCTGAAGATTTTCGGACCTCAAGAATTGCCGAAGGACATCAACGACCGATCCCGCTTCCGCATCCCTCCTTGCACATCATTCCGGCTGAATGATCGCCGCAATCTGTTCGCCGCTGGCAATGCCGCGCAGCCAATGCGGGTATGGGTTACGGCAAGCCCGACCGAGCCTTACCCGTTCATTACCGGCCTGCAATCGCTAGAACGAGACTTTATTGACGTGCATCCACACGGCGGCTCCACACGCATCACCGCTCTTTCGCTTTTCACCAGTTACATCACGGTCCATACCGACGCCGCGCCAATCAATCTCTATGGCGTCGATAACACTTCTGACGGGTGGAAGTGCCAACAGTCCGGCAGCTCTGCAAATGCCTCCGCCATTTCACCAGCTTGCGTTGGTGACGTTATGGGGGATGCGTCGTTCTACCTAGGCACCGATCTAGAGGTTTATACCGACCAAGCTGTTCGCTCAGGACCGTGGGAGAAACGCACCGCCCGCGATCAAGACATTGTAACCGCGCAAGCCGCCGAAGTGTGGAACCGGGACATGCTGCCGCAGGACGGCTCACTAGATTGCCGCTACTCGGTAATCTACGACGTGGATACGCGCCTATTCTGGATCTTTGCCCCGACCTCCTGCGGCCTCGGAATGCTCTGGGCCTATTACGAGCGCACCCGAGCCATTGTCGGACCAATTCATTATCCCGACGCTGTGGCATCGACAGTTTTAGGACGGTTGCGCGTGCCGCTATTCGAAGGCGTCGGCGTCGGCATCGGCACTATGGAAATCACTACATCCTTTATCGTTACCTGACTTTTATATGCCCGCTACTGCAAAAACCACCCTCAAAACGTATTTCAAGACTGGCGACCGTCCGTCACAAGCGCAGTTCGCCGATCTTATCGACACCCTTGCCAGTCTTTTAGAGGACGTGGCAAACAACGTCACGACAACCGCAACCGGTCTCGTGCTCGATGCACGGCAAGGTAAGGTGTTGAAGGACTTAATTGATCTAAAAGCCACAGTCGTTGCCGCTCCTGCTACGTCAACTTCCGTCGGCACCGCTGGCACCATCGCATTTGATGCGAGCTATGTGTACTATTGCAGCGCTACGAACGTGTGGGTTCGCTCACCGCTCGCCACATGGTAACATGATCGCCGCCGTCATCACTCAGTCAGGGGAAGTCCTCTACGCCCACCTCAACCGCATCGTCGAGACCGAGGCTGTGGACGTGGAAGCGCCCGGTTCCAACCTTGGCGCAGCCTTCGAGCCTACCAGCGAGGAGCCAACCCCCGTCGCCGGTATTCCTGTGGTGGGCCTGACCGCAGACCGCCGTGGGTGCATCGAGAAATTGGGGGGCGTGACGATTGGCGCAGATGACCCGTTCTTTCGTCTAGGTAACGTCGATGAAGCCGGATACACGATCACCGAATGGTACAACAACGCCACGCTCGCCCGCTTTGAAAGCCCTTGGCAGGAAATGGGGCAACCTGCGCAGTTTAAGAATCTGCTGGAGGTGGAGCTAACCTTTGATCGTGACAGCCGAGCCTATGTTGGGGTGTGCGTGGAGAACGAGCGCGGGCAACGCCGATTTAAGTGGTGCGGCGTAACTCATGGCCGGACCAAACCGCTCCGCGCCGCCGTGAACATCTTCGGCGTGCGCTTCCGCGTGCGGATCTGCATGGTGGTTTTCAACGATGCCCGCATGATTATGCGCGACATGCGCCTTGGTTACGTTCCTGCGGGAATGGATTAAGCCGGTGGGTTTTTCCAGTAAGGAAGGAGTCGTTCGGCCATAAGCGAATCACCATAATGCGTTGTGGTGGTCTTTGGGTCACGGTGGCCGGCCTGCTGCTGTGCTGCCATAAGTCCCTCGGTCTTGGCCTTCATCGACACCCACAGCTTGCGCAGTTCGTGGACCGTCTTGTTTACCCTGCTTTGCTTGGGTATGAGCGCGGCCACCCAATCCTTGAGCTTTTCCAGTGAGCCGGCGTCCTGCACCGGCCCTAGTGCCTTGAGCGCGTCGAACACCCAGGGCTCCACGGCGACCTTGCGACCGTGGCCGGCCTTTGGCGCGAACTTCCCACCAATCGTGACGTAAATCATGTGCCGCTCCTCATGGCGCAGCCAATCAAGCTGGAAGGCGATGGCCTCGGCTTTGCGCAGGCCGGCATGGGCGCAGAGTAAGAATGCACGCCATAGCTCCACGTTGTCGGTGCGGAGCTTGCCGGACGACTGCATGATGGACTCGATCACGTCAGGGGGCAGGAGTTCAAAGTATTTTTTGGCTCCGTAGTCCGGCTCCTGGAGGAATCCTGACAGGTCAGGCAGCAACATCCCTGAGTTCTTAAAGTGGCGGAGCGCGTTCTTGCCAAGGATGGCTCGGGCGGAGCGTAGATCCGCGTCGGCGGTGATCTTGGCGGTCAACGATTCCTCCTCGTCAAGTTCGGGCTCGCCCTCGGCGACGGCCAAGGCGCCCTGCTTGAAGCTGGCGACGAGACGGGGTGTGAGGATGTCCGTTCCCAGCTTGCGCCAGCGGGTGAGATCGAGCTTCTGCCGGCCGATGAAGGAGGCGAACGCCTCGCCTTTGTCGAAAGCCTCGGCCTTACGGATCACGGCAATGAGGCAGCGGGCATAGGATTTGAAAGTCGTCTCGGACACCTCGCCGCCATTGCGACCGATGATGCGGCGGGCTTTCTCGTAAGCGTCGATGACCTCGCCGATGGTGGCAAAGTGGGTTTCCCGCTGAATGGCGCGGGGGTTGTACCGGGTGCGGGCCATGGCTAGGGAGTTGGTCGGGATGGAGACGAAGGCGGCAATCTCATCGGCCAGCCGCTCGGCCTCCTTGGCGTCGATTCCAAGGGGGAATCGCTCGATCTCCCGAGCGACCTGCTTCTGGTAGTAGAAAGGACCGGAGAAGCGAAGGGAACCGTCGCGGTTGGTGATGCTCTGGCGGAATACGGTGACGCCAAAGCCACGAGTGGAGAATCGAACTAGCTTGCCTTCATGGTCAGTTTTCCGGCTTTCAGGCACGCCGGGTTTGCGGTCATTTACGGGGGGCATGTGTGGTCATTTTTTGTTAGGCGTTAAAAAAAGCGTGTTGTCAGTTTTGTGTGGGCTAATGTTCATGAAATTGGGCGAAATGGGAAGTCTTTTTTCGTGATTACCTAGGATGCGTGGTCTCATTGCGCCTTATTTAAGCCCCAGTGATGGACTCTGACTCGCTTAGTCTAGGTTCGATCCCTAGTCGGGCAGCCATTCTATAAGCCCCTCCCAAGTAATGACTTGCGAGGGGTTTTTTGTTTCAGTTTGACCGGTTGCATTTATGCGTGTTATCGGTTTTCGCATGGTTCCTGTTTCGCCTAAATCGGGATTTTCGGCCTCCAGTTTGGCCGATGATGTCAGGGTTCAGGCTCCGCTTTTCGTGGAGGCCGCAGTGTCGGCGTTCCGTGAAAAGATGGAACTAGAGGTCGCCCGCTTGCGTGGCTATGCCTACGAAAGTCAGTCACACGACATCCGGCTCAACGTGAGCGTAGAGTTCTGTTTCCGCCCCGAGCACTTGGGCGTAACCGTGGCTACCGTGCCGCAGTTCATCCCTACGCCGTTTGTCTCCAGGAAGCGCATTAAGATGCCGAGCAAGCGCCGCGATCCCCAGCTTTTCCCGTGATATTGCAACCGTCCGCAATCGCCCGTGGTCGCGATACCTTTGCGGAACGCATGGGAGATCCTTCAACATGGACCGGTGACTGGCGAAAATGCCCGGAGGGAAATTACCTCAAGGGTGAGGAGCAAAAAAAGGTAGGGGCCGCGCTCGCCAAGCATGAGCGAATGATGGTGGGCATGGCGCTACGCCAGATCCCGAGCGGCACCATTGGCTCTTTTATCGGGGTTTCAAGGGAGACGATTGGGAAGCGGCTGCGTGGCTTTGGGCTAAACACCAAGCGGGGCCGACCGGTCACTGCGGCTAAATCTTGACTGATGGGTAAAGACTGGTGACGGTGAGGCATGATCGGAAAAGTTCACTTCGGCACTACCATCCATGCGGTTATGCGCGAAAACCGCCTGAGCATGGCGGAGGTTGGCAAAGCCTCTGGCACCATCGAAAGCCAGTTCTCCAAGTGGAAGGCGGGGCGCTGGCAGGTTATCCCCGAGGAGCGGTTGGTTGCCGTCCTTAATGCCGCCTGCAAAACCGCAGAACAGCGTAGCGCGTGCCTCATGGCCTACTGCTACGACATGCTGCCGGACAAGGAGCGTCCCTTGGTCATGTTCGGCGCCAAGCGTCCGCCTGACGAGAAGACGGCCACGGGTGCTTTCAATGCCGAGATGCAGCTACGCCTGCGCCGCTTCACGCAGTCGGCGCAGAAGAATCAGGACTTCCGCCAGATGATGACCACGATGGACGGCTGGGCCAAGCGCATCACAGAGGCAGGTTAAGCGACTGCTGCCCTGGGGTATCCCTGGCCTGTCTTCGCCTCAATTTACGAGCTGCCGCCGCGTGTAGCTTACGGGAGATCTGCTCCTCGTAAGCAGGGTGTGTTTCAAGGCCCTCGAAAATGTCTTTTATCAGCCCGTCGATGCCGAGTGCCGAACTTCTCAGTGACTCGTAACGGTAGATTGATTTCGGGGATTTGAAGATTGGGGCTGGCGGAGGGATTATCCATTTATCCTCCAATTCCCCTCGTGTTAAGTATTGCGGCTCAATTTGAAAGTTGGAACTGAGATCGCTAATGATCTCAGTGATGGAAATGGAGATCCGCTGTAACCGTTCAGTGGCGGCGATAGCGTTCACGGCAACTTGGAGGGATGGAATGGCGGCGAATGAAGAGCACGTAAAACCTTTAATTGCAAGCGCTTGAATTTTTTGGCGTAACCATTTCTTGCGCGAAGCCTATAACGATAGCGGGACTCTAGGTTAAGTCTCAGCTGGCCTTTTTTGTAGTGAGCTTATGCAGGGCGTCTAGTTGGTGTGGTCGCAGGGTGGATACGTCAATCAACTCACTGCGGCGCAGGCGCTCTTTTTCGGCTTTCGTGAGAGTTTTTGTGTCTGGAGGTGATAGCTTTTTCTCGTTGGCTACCAGCCCTTCTAGTTGAACAGCAACGAATGCGCTCAGGCTTCTTCTGTCATTTTTGGCCATACGTTTAAGTTCAGACTTAACCCACTTGGGGACAATGGTCGCAAGGAGGTCGCTATCCTCCGATCTAACCCCGTGTCTAGTTTTAGTGCTCATTTGTTTTAAGAGGAAAGGTGTACCACACCAGACAGCAAACTAAAAAAAAAGTTGCATTGGTGTTATACACCAACACAACACCACTTATCGCATGAACGAAAACGCAACCAACGAGACAAGACACGGTAAGAGGAAGAAGGGTACAGCAACAATGAGCACCCCTATGCCAGCATCGCTAAAAGCAGAGTTGGCGGTACTCGCCAAAAAGGATAATAGAAGCCTCGCAGCGTGGACCCGACTCAAGCTAACGGAGATAGCTCGTCGCTCGCGTGCCGCACAAAAGGGACTCGCTAAATGAGCGGCCTCTTGAAGATTGCCGCGAAGGCGCTGTTCGAGGAGCAACTGAGCCACCTCAACCTGCACGTCCAGCACGGCGGAACTGATACGATCAAGAGCGTGGCCAAGCTGCTTCGTGACGCTATCGAGAAGCGCCGCACCGAGATCCTAGCCGAAGTCATGGAGGGCTCAAAATGAGCCAGTCCAAGCCGATGGTTCGGGCGGTCCCTGCTACCGCAGGCGTCAATGCCTGGTTCCCGAAAAAGCATTCAGACATACACGCGCATGGTCGCAAGGTCGCCGTAATCGACATCGGCGAACCCGACCACCTGATCGACCAAGCCGTCAAGGCAATGGCTCCCGTTCACCAAGGGAGCGGCTTGGAGGCTAAGGCCTGCGCCAAGGCCATCCTCAAGTCATTCCATCTAATTTCCCCTCGGTCAAAATAAAGACCCAAGGGTGTCCTTTCCCTATAAATCCCGCTATCCCCATGTCCGAACCAATTGAACTCTCCCCCCCGCAGCAAGCGGTGAGCAATGATCTCATCGTAACGATCCGTAATAACGCATTGGATGCGCCTGCCGCGCAAACGGTGCTCGACGCCTACACGCCGTTCTACGCCAAGGCCCGCAAGCTGGTCGCCCAGGCCACGTTGTTCCTCGATGATCCGGCGCCGGACGCCAAGATCGCCCGCACGCTGCGCCTCGCCCTCAAGGATGAGCGCGTCGGCGCCGAGAAGACCCGGAAGACCCTCAACGAATCAGCCCTTCGCTATACCAAGGCAGTCAATGGGGTGAATGCCGTCATCGTTCTGTTGACTGAGCCGATTGAGGACAGGTTGGAGGCCATCGAGAAGGCCGAAGAGATTGCCGAGGCCGGTCGCCGTGCATCGCTCAAGGGTGAGCGCGAGGAGCTTTTGCGCCCCTTCAAGGTGGATACCCAGTTCTATGCCCTCGACACGATGCCCGCCGCTTCGTTCGAGCGCCTGCTGGCCGACACCAAGACCGCCTACGAGGCGAAGATTGCCGCTGAGTTGGTGGCCGAGGCCGAGCGTATCAAGGCCGAACGTGCTGCCGCCGAGGAGAAGGCTGCGAAGGAGAAGGCGGAGGCGGAGGAGCGCGAGCGCCTTGCCGCCGAGAATGCCCGGTTGCAGGCAGAGAAGGACGCTGCCGAGGCCAAGGCCAAGGCCGAGCGCGAGAAAGCGGAAGCGGAGGCGAAGGCCGAACGCGAGAAGGTTGCCAAGGAAAAGGCTGCTGCTGCCGCCAAGGCCAAGCGCGAGCGCGACGAGATCGAGGCCAAAGCGAAAGCCGAGCGTGAGGCATTGGAGGCCAAGGCCGCAGCCGAGAAAGCGGAGTCCGACCGCATCGCCGCCGAGGAGCGGGCCAAGCGCGAGGCATTGGAAAAGGCCGAAGCTGATCGGGTCGCCGCCGAGAAAAAGCGCCAGGATGAAGAAGCCGCCGCCATTGCCCGCGCCGCCGCCGCGCCTGACCGGGACAAGCTGCTCGCCTTCGCCGCCTTGGTTCAGTCGCTTGAGGTTCCAGCGATGGACACCCTCGCCGGCGAGAAACTTGCTGGGGCTATCGGTGAGTTAATCGCCGAACTGGTTGCCGAGATCCGCGCTAAGGCTTCGCGCCTATAAGAGTATGAAGCGGCTCAAGCAAAAGGCCACTCCCGCCCAACTGGTAGAGCAGTTGAAGGCGGCGCTGCATAGCCAGCCTGCGGCGATTGGCGACAAGGAGATAAATCGCGCCGAGGAGCTGGGTAACGTGATGCGCAAGCATGGTGAGTACCTTCAAGCTATGCTGCTTGCGGCGCTGGATGACCGGCCTGTTCCCATCGCTCTGTTCAAGCCGTGGTGCTCTTACCCGCCCATCCGCAATGCCGAGATTGCGGGTAAGCTCACCCTGGAGCGCCGCAACGGTAAGGTGCTCGTCACCCCCTCCGACTTCTTCGCGTGGTTCAACACGCTACCCACCAAGACCCATTACTAATTTCCTCCCCTACAACTACCAAACACATGAGTAAATCAGAAAGTCAGATCGTAACGCTTGATACCAAGCTCGCCCGCCTCGACACGTTCGCGGCTGAAAACGGGCTCGCCTCGCTCGTCGAGGGCAAGGGTCAATTCTCCAAGGCGATTGCCGTCGCCAACGCGATGAACACCCTTCGCAACCTGCTCGATGATGATTTAATGAAGGAGTTTTTGAAGCTCCAAGGTTCCCCGCTCGGGTTCAAGACCGACAAGGACCGCGATGGCGGTTACTCCGTCGATGTCGTCCGCGAGGTGCTGATCGAGGCCACAATCAAGGGCTTCGAGCTGACCAACAACCAGACCAACGTAATCGGCGCTCGGTTCTATCCCACCAAGGAAGGTTTCGAGGGGATGTTTAAGCGCCTGTCCCAGCGCGGCCTGTTCTCCGACCTCCGCATGACACAGAGCGTGCCGAAGATGGTTGGCGAGGAGGCGCATGTTTCCTGCACCGCTGCCTTCAAGTTCCGCAAGACTAACACCGAGGAATGGAAATCCATGTTGATACCCGCCCAAGGTGAGCCGGCTTTGGTTATCTCAATTCGAGTGAACAAAGGGCAGGGGAGTGACGCCATTCTCGGCAAAGCCAAGCGCAAGACCCTCGCCCGGATCTATGAGCTGATTACCGGCACCGAGATCACGGACGGCGACGTTGACGAGGCTGCGGAGAAACCGGCTGGCGCTGCCGGTGCCGGTGCAATCGACATCACGACCAAGCCCGCCGCACTCGCTGCGCCTGCCGAGATGGACCTCGATACTCTGGACGCGGTTTCCAAGGTCATCGGCGACAACGGCGACCTTGCGACCGCCTACTTCCTCCAGGAAGGCCATATTTCCGAGGGGCAGAACTGGAGGAAGATCAATCTCAAGCAGGCTGCCCGCGTGCTGAAACACAAAGACGCTTTCCTGCAAGCTATCGGAGCCAAGTAAGCCGCATTCACCAACCAAACCTACCATGTCTAATAAGTTACAAACCAACCTGCCCAACCTCACCAAACGCGAAATCGTGCTAGGGATCTACGAGAAGCGCCAAGACATTCCGCAAAAGCAGATTGTCGATGTCGTCCAACTCGTGCTCGACCATGTTCAGGACGCGCTCGCCGAGGGCCGCAACGTCGAGCTACGCAACTTCGGCGTGTTCGAGGTGCAGCGCCGTAAGTCCCGCATCGGCCGCAATCCCAACAAGCCCGAGCAAACCGTCACCATTCCCGCCCGCCTCGTCGTTAAGTTCAAGGTCGGCAAGGTGCTCAAGGCCCAGCTCAAGAAGCTCAAAGCCTGAGTGAAACCAACACCCAAGGGGGTTCGCCCCCCCTTGGGTTACTTTCCCCCGTTAGATCACCCAACTGCTATCCATTGAAATGAATACCGAGAAGACCATCACCGGAGTTTTCCTGCAAATCCTCACCGCCCTCAATAACGGCGGAGTTATCAACGACCTCGACGAGTCCATTCGTGAAGTCACCGCCGCCTGCGCCGTTTCGCAGGCCAAGGGCAAGCTCTCCTTCGCGTATGTTTTGAACCGTCCCTTCAAGATCATCGAAGACGCATTCCGGTTAGCGCGTGCCGACATCGAGGAGAAGACCGGCCACACGGTTCATATCGGGACCGGAGCCGTCGTGCCGCCTCCGTCGCTCTAAGAACCGGGTAAAAAGCAAGGCCAGCCGGATTGGTGCTATAACAACCACGTTCACCAGAACGGATGTATCCAAGCCGACTGGCCTTAATCCCCATCTTCCACGTCAAACCAGCTAAGTCAATGCCTGACCTCGACAACCGCATCCTTCGCTACCGTCACGAGCGGAGCCAGATCAACCAAGGCCGCACGATGCGCCACCTTAGCCGCGCCTGCTTGGCCGGTGTTGTCCTCGGCGCTCTGTTCATGCTGCTGGCCTGACCTACCACTTTCGGGAGTCGCCGGCGGGCAAATAAGAGTCCGGCGAGTAACACCACATGGATTAAGCGTCTCTGAACTGACGCGGCCCACGGTGCTCCTTTCAAATTTCTCCGGCTGATCGCCGCCCCCCGAATTGCAGCATGTGGAAACGCGATAATACGGGGACAAGCGGAGGCGGCGCGGAGATCCAGCCCCCGTGTCTTAGGGTAACGAGACCTCCGACCCAGCGCCCAGGCCGCGAAACAAAGGGCGCAACCTTTCACTACCATGAGCCAAAACCAAAACGAACCGACCGAAAACACTAACCTGCCGTACATGAGCCGTGGCTATGTGCTGAGTCCGCGCCTCGACTGGTGCTCGCGCATCAAGCTGATTTTCGGCTTTCGCATCCTGTCGGACACGATGCTCGTGACGCAGAAGCAACCCGGCAAAATGAACATGGCGACCAAGTTCTTTGTTGTCGCCGAAACGACGCTGGGTGGTGCCGTCACCAGCCACGAGCAACGCCAGAAGGCCGCTGGCGATAAGGCCGAGGCCCGCGCCAAGAAGTTCGTCGAACTTCATCGCGTGTCCAAATGAGCACTCCAATCAACAACGGCGGCCCAGCGTTTCCCGCTTACATAAACACGCCCAGCGGACTTGTGGCTGACGCCTTACGTCCGGGTATGAACCTGCGCGACTACTTCGCGGGGCAGGCCCTAAACGGTTGGCTTTCTTCATTCACTACAAGCGACGGAGATCCAAGACCTGAAGCGGTGGCTCGTTTTTGTTACCGGATTGCCGACGCCATGATCGCAGCAAGGAGGGAAGACTAATGAGCACGACCCACAAGCCTTGGATAGGCGTGGACCTTGACCGCACGCTGGCCATTCACAATGACGGCGCTTACGACCCGACGCATATCGGCCTGCCGGTGCAGCCGATGCTGGCACGGGTGCGCAAGTGGCTTACCGAGGGTAAGACGGTGAAGATTTTCACCGCCCGCGCCGACCAACCGGAGGCCGTCGCCGCAATCCGCAAGTGGCTCGACAACCTCGGGCTCCAGGCGATTACCGAAGTGACGAACCGCAAAGACTACCAGATGACCGAACTTTGGGACGACCGCGCCGTTGGCGTTGTGCCGAACAAGGGCGTCCCGGTTGAGGCGATGGTCGCCTATGAGCTGGTCAACGTGATGAAGGCCGCAGGCATGAAGCCGGAGGACGGCATGAGCTACGCCGACGCTGGCCGGCATGTAACCGCCAAGGTCAAGAAGGCCATTCAGCGCATAGAGGACGTGGCCGCGCATGTGGACGGCGCCCATGACGCCCTGAGCTACGTCGATACCGCCGCCCTGAGTAAGCTGGAGGTGCGCGGGGACGGCGCCAAGGCCGTTGCCACCCTGATTGGCGACCTGGAGCGGGCCAAGCGGGCGATGCACAAGGCCCACCAAGCCCTTATATATTAACCAAATAAATGCCCTATGAGTTATGTTGATTACGGGGTAATGAAATGAACTTCTACAACGAATTTGATCCAAAAGCCGCCGCTTGGCTCCGCGAACTTATCCGCGCTGGGCTGATACCGGCGGGCGACGTGGACGAACGCAGCATCACCGAAATACAGCCACATGAGCTTACTAAATACGCACAATGCCACTTCTTTGCCGGAATCGGCGGTTGGTCCCTTGCCCTGCAACTCGCAAACTGGCCTGCAACTAAACCTGTTTGGACGGGCAGCTGCCCCTGCCAGCCATTCTCCACAGCAGGGAAGCAGCTTGGAGACAAAGACGAGCGCCACCTCTGGCCCGTGTTCTTCAATCTCATCCGCGAATGCCGCCCTGAGTGGGTCTTTGGGGAGCAGGTTTCGAGTGCTATTGGAAAAGGTTGGCTCGATGGAATATCGTCAGACCTGGAAGGAGAAGGTTACGCCTGCGGGGCGGCGGTATTGGGAGCACACAGCCTTGGCTCGCCCCATATCAGGCAACGTCTATTCTGGGTATCCAACGCCGGGAGTGTGCGATGCAACGCGGGGCTCGCCGGAGACGGACGAAGCGAAGAAAGCACGCGGAGCCAATCCGGGGAAGTCTCTGATCGACGTGGCTGGCTGGGTCACGCCGAACAGCCGAGACTGGAAGGACTCGCCGGGGCAGAAGGTGAACGCAACGAATCCAGACGGAACTGCGCGGGTGAGGCTGGATCAACTCAGTCGCCAAGCCATGTTTCTGACACCCGTGGGATACCCGACCCCAGCGGCGACATGGGCAGATGCGGGGAACACGAGCAGGAGCGGGGCACGGAAGGACGAGCTTCTGATCGGCGGACTGATGCGTGGTCCCGCTTCGACCTCATCCCCTGCGCAGACGGAAAAGCGCGGAGGATTGAACCCGGCCTTGCCCCGCTGGTTGCAGGGCTACCCCGTGGAGTGGTGCCAAGCTGCGATCCTTGCACACCGGGCTACGCAGAAAACACGGCAGAAGCGCGGGTCATGCGCCTGCGTGGCTACGGAAACAGCATAGTGCCGCAACTAGCGGCGGCATTCATCTCCCAAACTTTCAACGAAATAAACACCCATGAGTGAAGAACTATCACAGGCCATCTCCCGACGGCTGGCCTTAACTGAGGCGATATGCGAAAAGTATCCCTTCATGTTTCCGCATGTGGCGAATCTCCTCGCCGAGCACGACGCCGCCACGGACGCCAAGATCACGGAGCTGGCCGGCTACCGCACCGAGTTCTTTCGCCAGCGTTCACGGGCCGACGCACACGAGGAGAACTACAATCAGATGCTTGCTCGGGTTTCCGCCCTGATCGCTGCCGGCGACAAGATGGACCTGCTGCTAACTGGCAGCGCCAAGCCGTCGAAGGAGATCCGCGAGGGCTGGCAGAATGCGAAGGAGGGCAAGAAATGAGCCCCGCCGAAATGTCGCCGCTATTTATCCCGCTCAATGGCGAGTTCTACGACCAGTTCATCGCGGGGACCAAGCAGGAGGAGTACCGCATCGAGGGGCCGAAATGGAACCCGAAGACATGCCCGGTCGGTCGCAAGGTGCTGCTTTCCCGTGGCTATGGAACCCGGCACCGGGCCAAGGGCGTCATCACCGGCTACCGCAGCGATAAGGACGTGGCGAACATCCCCGGCTGGCACGCCTGTTATGGCGACAAGTGCGGCCCCGCCGCCTGCATCCGCATCGAGATCCTTGCAGTGAAGGAGGGCGAGCCATGAGCAAAGTATCAATCCGAGTGGGTTCAACGAAACGCATTCCGGGCGCAAAGATGATCGCCACGCACGCCCACAAAAAGCGCGAAGTGCTCGCCCTCCTTCGCAAAAAACACTCGTGCGGCTGGGTTTACCGGTTTCTGGAAGTCCCTGAGCCATTGGTGATCTACTGGCGCGACGAGGCCGGTATTCCCGCATTGGCCAAGGGTAATTACAGCCCCGCGCCAAGCCCAACCCCGAAGTCGAAGCTGGGGGAACCCGTCAAATGAACGACCTCAAGGCCAAGCGCATCTACCTGCGCAATAAGAACAAGGAATACGGTTCCGCCTTGGTTCAGGTGCCCATCTCGGAATGGCCCCACGACCAGAAGGCGACACCCATCGCCGTCTTTCGATCCAAGGACTTCCTGCTGTGCGTCTATCAGGATAAATGCTACCTCCGCCTGACCGTCTGCCGCACGGCGCTCAACGCCCAAGGTGGCTGGAAGGACGGTATCACCTGGGACGAACTGCAACGACTCAAGTCCGAGGCCGGCTATGACTACCTTTGGGCCGTCGAGTGCTACCCGCCCGACGAGTGCTTAGTGAACGTGGCCAACATGCGCCATTTATTCCTCCTCCATCAACCGCCCGCCTATGGCTGGCATCCCCTCGAAAACCCCGCAATTCTCCCATGACCACCACTCTCACCAAGCCTCCCGCTCCGTCCGCTCACCATCCTCTCGGCCCGTCTAACTGGCCGATGTGGTCCGACTGCCCTTGCTTTGAGGGCACCGGCAAATCCATCGAGGACATTGACGCCGAACTCCTAGCCGAAGCCGAGGACACCGGAGCCGAAGCGAAAGCCCTCGGCACCCTGCAACACGCTGCGCTCGCCTCGATCTACATGCCGGACGCCGCCGCCCGAGCCGCCGCCTTCGCTCTCATCACCGAGAAGCAGGCCGACGACGTGCGTTGGGTCGCCACCAAGATCAATGAAATAGCCGAGGGGCTGGGCTATCAGCAGCACGAGCTGCGCGTTGAACAGCGCGTTACCATGTTTAAGGGCGAGTCGTTCGAGATCCTTTACTTCGGCACCGCCGATGTGGAGGCCGGCCCGACAATAATCTTTGATGCCAAGTTTGGCTTAGTCCGCGATTATTTTGCGCAGTTGGTCGGCTACCTGCTGCCCAAGCTCATCGCCAGCGGGCACCGGGTAGGGCGTGCCTACACCGTATATGGCCGGTCGCGCCGTGTGCAAAGCTACGTCATCGACATGGACACCGCCGAAGCTGTGGCCTACGGCATCCTTGCCAAGCGTGCCGACCCTCACCGCCGCCCCCGCGCCTGCCAGTTTTGCGGTTGGTGCGCCAATAAAGCCGGCTGCGAGGCCATCACCGTTCAGGTAGCCGAAATCGTGGAGCGCCGCGAGGATTGGCCTCTCAAGCTGCCGCGCCTGCACTCCAGCGAAATGCTCAACGATCCGGCTGTGCTGGGCGCTGCCCTCTTCGTCTGGAAATCGTTTATCGAGCCGTGGGGCGGTGGCGTCGAGTTTGTCGCCAAGGGCATGATGGAGCGCGGAATGATGCCCACTGGGTTCAATAAGCAGAATGGGCGAGGGAAGGGCACCTTTACCAGTGTCCGCGCCGCGCTGAACGTCATGCGCGAGGCTGGCGTGCCCGACGAGATCCTTGACCAAGCGATAACCCTCTCCGTCACCGGCCTAGCCAAAGCCTACGGCAAGGCGCACAAGCTGGGGGATACTGCCGCCTCTACCCGTGTCAAAAAGCTCCTCTCCGGGGCCGGCATATACGCCGAGGGCGAAGCGTACTTTAAGATGGTGCGCGATAAAAACGCCGAGTCCATGATTCGCTGCGCGTTGGGCAATTCCGTTGCACCAGTCTTGACTCAAGGGGCCTCTTTACCCAACAGTCATAACGTCGAGGGGAAGAGTGATGTCTAACCGCGACCAAGATTCAATGGATACACACCACTTACCTGCCGTCCGCATATCCGCGCCCTTTCCATTGGGGGCCACATCACGCCGTGCGGGCGGCGGGTTTACTTTTTCCGAAAAGGGGAGCGCATAATGGAGTGGCTTAACATACACGCCTCGACAATGGACTCCCCCGAGTTCGTTGGAAGTGACACAAAAGAGCGCGGGACATGGCTCTCACTGCTTCGCTACTGCATCGGACAGGAGAATGGCGGAACCATTTCTGGCTGCAAATCATGGAAGGATCGCCAATGGCAACAGCTCGCCCGAGTGACACTCAGGGAGGTTTCCGGCGACTGCCGCCTTTATTCATGGAATGGGGAAAGCCTTATTGTGTGGGGTTATCCGAAAGAAAAGGAGTCCGAGGTCATACACAAGCGCGAGACTGCTAGGTTAAACGGGAAAACCGGAGGTAGGCCCAAGACTGGTTCCAAAACTGAAACCAAGGAGGAACCAACGTTGGTTATTTCTCCGAAAGCGGAAGGGAATGGAATGGAAGGGGAAGGAGAAAGGAATACAGAAACCCCCTTACCCCCTGCGGGGGATGTGGAGGGGTCTAAGCAAAAATCGGAACAGGCCCAACCAGCCCCGGCCAATGAGCAGGCCAAGTCCGATCCCAAGGCCAAGGGGCCGCTGCAACTCCGCGCCGAGAAGATCATGGGGCGTAGGCCCGATACCCCTCTGACCCCGAAGGAACGTAAAGCGTTCTCCGGTGCATCTGCTGCGATCAAGGCCACCACGGAGGACGATTGGCTTGTCCTCGAAGCGTTCTACGCCGCCCCGCAAAAGGAGACCTTTTCACGCAAGGCGCTTGAGCAACTGCTGAACAACTGGAACGGCGAAATAGACCGAGCGAAGGCATGGGCCAAGAAACCAAAACCCGCTGCGTTTCAACGCACTCAACCAATTATATTCGTATGAACACCCCCCTTCGCACCGAAATCGAGCGCCGCGCCCTGTCCTGCCTTTTCAAAGATTCCAGCGAGGTGCTCGCCGCCATCGCCTCCGGGCTCAAGGCCGAGCATTTCGGAGATCCGGCCAACCGGGCAATCTTCCTCTCCTGCGTATCCGCCGCCAACTCCGCGCCTGATACCCCGCCGATTGAAACGGTCATGGCGTCCGCGTTCGCTGGCGCCGGTAGCCCGTCCGAACTCATGGCGATTGAATCGCTGGAGGTCACGACGTACAAGCGCGTCAAGCTGGTGGACAACGTAATGGCCCTGTCCAAGTCGGACCGAGCAATGGCGCTGCTAATCGAAACCTTGGCCGAGGTCAAAGAGGCTGATGCCTGCGATTGGGAAAGCGTTTGGTCGGTAATCAGCCCCAAGCTCACGGAAATCTCTGCCCTGACTGCTGAAAAGCAGACCGCCACCTTCGCCCAGCTCTGTGATTCCTACATCGCAGAGCAACGAAACCCGGCTGCGGTCCGCACGGTTTCGCTCGGGTTGCCGACATGGGACGCCAAGGCCAGTCCGGTCCGTTCGCACGAGATGATTGCATTGGCTGGCCGTCCAGGCGCAGGGAAAACCGCCCTGGCGCTGCAAATGGCCCGCGAGGTGGCTAAGACTGCCACCGTTGCGATTTTCAGCCTAGAAATGGCAGGAATCGAACTCGTCGCACGGCTGGCGGTCCATGAAGCCGGTCGCGATGGGGTGGGTTCGCACCCTACCGAGATCAATGCACGCATCAAGGCCATCGAGGCAATCCGTGGAATCCCCACGATGAAGGTGTTTGAAGATCCCTACGTCACCGTGGAGGAGATCGAAGCCCGGTGCCGGCTACTCGCCGCCGACAAGGGCGGGCTCGGGCTGGTGGTGATCGACTATCTCCAGCTTATCGAGGTGTCGCCCGACATGAAGAAGTCACCCCGCGAGCAACAGGTGGCGCAAATGTCGCGCCGGTTAAAGCTCATGCCCAAGCGCATCGGGTGCCCCGTGCTGGTGCTCTGCCAGCTCAACCGCGAGAGCGAGAAGGAGAATCGCCCGCCCCGTAAGAGTGACCTGCGCGAATCGGGTGCCATCGAGCAGGACGCCGACCGCATTTGGCTGCTTTTCCAGAAGATCGACGACGGGGAGGGCGTACCCAACGAGAACACCATCGTTCTCCTGCAAGACAAGTGCCGCGCCGGACCGGCGAGCGTCGGCACCCTCCTACACTTCGACCGCCCCTGTTTCAAATTCTCACCACTCAATCAAAGCCATGACAGCAACTAACCTAACACCAATCGTAAGCACGGAAACCATGGCCGGACTACTCGCCGCCGCCGATGCTCAACTCATTGCGGCTATGCGCGGTAAAAACCACGTCGAGACCCTGTGTTTCAAGCGTGGCATCCTGCCCGACGACATTCGCCGCAAGCACAGCGAGCTTTTCGCCGAGATGAAGGAGGTCGCCGCATGAGCCACGATCCCGTAAATCACCCGAAGCACTACACAAACCACCCGAGCGGCGTGGAGTGCATCACCATCACCCGGCACATGGGGTTTAACCTCGGAAATGCCATGAAATATATCTGGCGTGCCGACCTTAAAGATAACGCGATCCAAGATTTAGAGAAGGCTGCGTTTTACATTAAGGACGAGATCGAGCGCCGGAAGCTCAACTTGGATCAGGGAAAGGCCGCCAAGTGAGCGAGACACCAACATGCCAGAACCTAAGCGACTTGCTCCCTCCCGAGCACATCAGAGACGCCGCCGAGTCGGTGCGCGTGTGGATGGAGGTAAACGGCTATCGCGGCCTGTGGATACTCGGGGGCGTATGCTCTCGGGCTTATGCCGATAAGGTGGAGTGGCTTAAGAGCGAGAACGCCAAACTCCTCCAATTCCGCGACGTATCGGAGTTATGGAGGCACAAGTTCGAGGCGGCTGAACGGCAAATGGCAGAGGAGCGGGCGCAGAACGCACGGCTGCAAAGCGAGCTAGACGGATTGAAGAGGGAGAATGAAGCCCTCCAAGGATACATGTACCGATGAGCACACCCGACCTCATCATATTGGTGGCATGAGCCATTGCCCTAGTGTGGGGCTTTTGGCCTAAGTTCACCAAGCGCAAGCCCGCGCCCAAGGCCCGCAGCGAAGACGACGAGTTAATCGCCATCGGCGAACAGATGCTAGAGGCGGAGCCGTTCTACTCCCAATACATCGCCACCCCTCCGGGCCGTAAGCTGCTTTGCAAGGTATTCACCAAGCACGATAACTAAAGGTGCCTCTGGGGCACCATAAACAATGACTCCTAAAAAAGTAAGCGCCGAAATTAGCGTTACACCTTCAAACAACCAGAAATGCATTCTGGCCTTAATAGTATTTTTGACTACGGCCTCACTTTTGCTGAACTCGATAGTCTTTTTGGCTGAAATAAATACGAGTCCGATACCAAGTGATGCGGCAACTAAGTTCATCAGTGCGGTCACTGCTTCAATTTGTTCTTTGGGCATTGGCATAGTGGGTATTATTTTGCCTAACGTCTAAGCTCAGAGACGACCAC